ACCGTGGGCGAGCGGTGTTTTTCCGGTGTTGTGGGTCCCACTCTCAGTTCTACGACTTATTGGGCCTTTGGTATTGGGCCAGTATCTTCGAGACTGGCCCGTTTGCTGATTGGGTCTTTTACGAGAAGCAAAATATACGCATGTTCATACTCCTATTTAGTCCAAATAAGAAAGTCCATTTTATTCATTTAACCAGAATTACAATCATGCACTGGTGTTGTTGGTAACGTCGTACTCAACATCCAGGTTAATATTTTCTACATTTGCATCTTGCATCATCAGAAGGTCTATCATCTCAATCATCTCCTCTACTCTGAATTCCTCCATTGCTGTGTCCTTGAATAATGTTTCTATCATGTCTCGGATCCCCGTTTCTAGCCCGTTGAAGTCGAAGGGTATTATGATCCCGTCGTGCCCGTATGGAATGTTGATTCTTCTCTTGATGAGTGCCGGAGATCTCGTGGAGGAGAATCGTATCTTGACCATGACAAATTTCGCACCCTGCCGGCGGACGTCTATGATGAACCCCAGTCCTTTGTTATTCCTGTATTCGATCGTCATCTTTGCGTCTCCTATCCATACCTCACAGTCCTTTTTATAGAAGGACTAGATCGTGATGTTGTCCCTTGTAGTTGGATATTTGTTTCTATTGTGACCCTATAAAACTTATCCCATTGTATTTGATGGTGACACCACCATCAAAGATGATGAAGAGAAGAGATAAGAAATCCATGGTGATCGTTCAACCGATCACCACTAAAGAAGAAAGAAGAAAGAAGAAACAAAGAACACACAGATCAACAGCAAGACATGAGAAGGACAGCACCTCACATGAAAAGAAGGGAGCGCAGCGGAAAGAAAACCAAACCAAACAGACCAAGACTCAAGAAAAAAAAGAAACCCTAAACCCTAAACCCGACCCGAAAGATTGAAACCCAAAAAAGAAAAAAAGGATTTAAGCCCAATCACAAAACGGCACAAGCGGTTAAAAACAGTAAATATATTTTTTACGAATTACCGTGGTAAAGAGTAAAACAAGTAGGTTAAAAAATGAGTCCCCAAAGGTAAATGAGTACCGATTGAATTGGGGATCATTTGGGGTCCTGGTTCTCATTTAAAAACTGAATTGTCTTAAATACCCCCGCTTTTTAGTTATGAAGGCGCGTCGGAGTGCGGTGTTAAAGTTAACATTCTCTCTCCTCATTCTGCCGGAAATGGCCAAACTGGCGTTTCCCGGCATCATTTTGCGACACGCGCGGCGGTGTGTACCCCTGGGAGGGTAGGTACCACTACGCTACGCAGCAGCCTTAGCTACGCCGGAGCTTAGCTCGCCCACGTTCTAATATT